TATCCAGTGTCCCAATATAAAATATATGGAACCGTTACAAACACATATGTTGGTATTGGCCTAGTAAACGGCACAGTAATTTTATCTGTTTGTGCCTTTACAAAGTCTTGTGGATGTCTCGTTTCAAAACAATCTTCACAAACAATAAATCCATCCCATCGTTGTTTTGCTTCATGTGCTTTAATCTTCTTAGAACAGATATCACATATGACATTCCATTCACCCGATATATAAAAATTCTTTTTCATAGTGACATCACTACCTTATCGTCTATTGGAACAACCAAAGCTCCTGTTACAATATCAATTTTAATTCCTTTGGTAACAGCATCTAGTGTTCCAATATACTCAGTTCCAGTTGGTCCATACATAACCCCCAATAAAACCACAGATGGTGAAGGCCAAACCGCACCAGCAGTTTGAATGGTCATTGTGATACTTTGACCAGTGTATGTGTAAGAACCGCCAGTAGCAGTTAAAGTCCTATTTCGTTTAATACTGGCAGACTGTCCGGCTACTGTATACTGCCCACCTTGACTCACAAGTTGTCTATGTTTTAATACTGAGGCGGATTGTCCAGTTACAACATATTGTCCACCCTGACCAACAAGATTTCTATGTTTTAGTATTGTTACAGGCTGACCCTGAGCACTATAAGAACCACCACTAGAATACAAAACTCTACTACGCAATAAGGTTGCAGTAGCACCTGACACTGCATATGAACCGCCTGCTGCCACCAAGATACGATTTTTATTTATATTTGCAGCAGAGCCTGCTATTGTATATACACCACCATTGGCTGTTAGAGTGTATACAGTAGAACCAGCAATGTATGTAATGGTTGCTTGCTGACCAGTTACAGCATAACCCCCACCACTTGCAACAAGCCTGCGATGTTTGTAAATAGATGTATTAGAGCCTGCAACTGCGTATGATCCACCAGAGGCAGACAGCGTGCGATTCTTCTTTAATATTGCGGACTGTCCATTTACGGTGTACGAACCCCCTGAACTTGTCAACAACTTATTACGTAAAAGTACAGCAGGATTGCCCGTTACTGTGTAAACACCTCCATTAGCAGTTAAGGTATATACACCAGAAAAGACTGGCTGTTGAATTAAATCTCTATCAAACCAACCATGAATTTCAGCAGTATCAGAAAACCATCCAACTAGCACTAAGGTTTCATCAAACCATCCCTGAGGTGCAGAGAAAGTTGGTGCTGTTCCTGTGGGAACCCAAAAAATTCTACTCATAGAAACACCTGCCAAGGGTTAGCGGTCAAGGAAACAAGCTCTTTTTGCGTGAGCGCCCTTGTCCATACGGCTGCGAAATACAGCTTCCCAGTGAGCGGGAAACCGGAGCCTGAATTTGCCAGGTAGATCGAGTCGATTGGCGCAATTATATTTCCGGCCACCGTGGAGCCTGTTCCAGTTTGCAGAACAGCGTTTTCGTAGCCAAGCGTTGCGTCAGCAACAGGCTCTTGAACAAGTGCAAGCAGATTCGGCCCAAGTGGGTACGGGGCAACTGTTCCGTGCTGGTTGGTGAAGGACGCGCCAACCTTCTGGACGCCAAAAATATACTCCTGAACAGCCCCGTCGCTGTAATCGATAGAAGCAACGGTAGTGGCACCGGCTGCAAGTCGAATGGGGCGTTTGCGGGTGGCGTTTTGGGCATCAACCTCAGAGAGAATAGCAATGGTCAAGCCGGAATCGACGGGAATTGGAGGCATCCCCGTCAGGAAGAAATTATCTGCACTAGCCGTCGCGTTAAGTGCTTTTCCGTGCTTCCCGAGCGTGTTGGTCGGCGAGCCTGTTTTTGACATTGGCCTTCCGGTTACGCAGTCATAGGGCATCCCGCTGTTGATCCCCGCCAAAAACCAAAGCCCCTTGGATAGCTGATTAGACCAATCAACCCCGTCACCACTAGGCTGGTTTAGACGAGCGCGCCGAAACGGGAATGCGTCCATTACAGCCCCGCTAGTTGTGTAATGAAAGCTTCACAGGTAATTGACTGTGCTGTGTTACCTGTGAATTCAACTTCAAGATGACATATAGCCGGATCGACAACCATGCTCCATTCACTAACAGCATTATTAGTTGTGCCACCACCCCACGAAGCAAGCGTTTTCCAGTCAGTGCCTGCACTGGCAGCAGTTGGAGTTGCTCCACTGTTGTGTGCAATTAACACGTTCGCCACACCCTGAATGGTTGGTGCAGTTGCACCATTTGTAATTTTAACTGTTAAGATTCCACCATACATAGAACGCAAATCTAAAACACCGCGAGTTGTAGAACCCGCAGTGTTTGTAGAACTAGCAACTACAGTTACAGGAGTTTTTGTAAGTGCCATTTAAACTAACCATTCCCCTTCCGCAGACCAGCAAAGTTTTCTAACTTCATACTCATCAACAATATCTGGAATCTCTGCCAAGGACAGTAAGGCATATATACCAGTAGATAATTGAGGAACTTGTTCTGCAAATGCAATAAGGTGTTGTCGTGTTGCTGGCATACCTACATCCATTCCACCAGCTTCTATTAATTTAAGTGCCCATTTAACATTACTATTACTTGGAGCTACTGCTTCTAAGGCATCTAAAAAAAGTCCACCATTTGGTGCCATCACTGCAAGTATAGTACCAATACCAACAAAACGTTCAATTAATTTAATACGACCAATTGAAAGAGTATCTGCAATTAACTGTGTATTTTGTTGTTCAGTTATCTCAGGAGATAATAATCTAATCTCATCTAAAGTTATTGTCATTTTATCTCTCCGTTACTACAAGAGATCCACTAATAAAGGTTGCAGTAGTTGCACTAGTGAGCATATTATGTAAGAGACATGTATTATTATACAGTCGGATACCGGGTGAAGCAATATTCTTAGGCACAGACACATTGGGTATTGATGTTCCAATCGTCACAATATCTCTTGTGATCATTAAAGAAATTGATCCAGTAAGCATAGACGTACCAAGAGTGATGCCTTGAATCGACTGAACACCTGTATCGCCAGCTTGTAAATTAAACCAAACAATTGTACCAATAACAGGAGTAGCCGGTACTTGCGAACCAGCAATTGCCGAAAGAGTTGCCACGCGACTAGCTACACCCTTACTATTTGTATAACGCACTGTCAGGTTCGAGCCAGCAGCGGCCAGTGTTGATGCGGCAGTGAAGAGCAAGGCGATCATACAGCCTTCGCCGTTCGTCGTACCATTAATATCTCTTGCAGGTAGAGTAGGTGTAGTAAAGGTTTGTTCAGTTGTGGTAGTAACAACCAGCCCAGAATTGACCCACAACACATCGAAGAAGTCATGGGTATGGTTTACAGAGGAAGCGAGGGCAATTTCTGTTAAATAATTTGCACCAACTGCTGGATTAGCAATGGGCAAACAACCGTAATCAGCAGAGGATGTTCCGTCAGTAACTCGACCATTTACACCGGGAGTACCAGGAGCCCATGCTCCGGGAAAACCTGCATCTTTTGATGAACAATACCAATAACCCGCAGCATCAGAAGCAGTTGTAGTCTTCATGAACTGAACTGTTCGACCAGCATAATTTCCTGCACCAGCGGGTGGATATTCTGCACCATTGGCATCACGATGTATCCAAGAACCGTCTTCACGATACCCTAAATTTTCACCCGGCAGTAAGATAAACTGCATTAACTCAACTACATTTGTTCCATCTGTGTGTTCAACCGCCACTGTGCAACTTGTTCCAGTAGAATCATTTGTTGCGTAAATTCCACGAACATTGCGAGTTACCCCCGATCCCGGAGAAGGACAAATTACAGTTGTAGTTGCTGTAGTAATAACAGTGTTTTGGCGACCCGGAGTCACTGTTGTACCATTAGTATCCATCCATGACACATGCACATCAATGGAGTTGGCTGCTGATCCGGTTACAAGACGGACTGCATCTGAGGTAGAATTTAATAGAAGCATTTTAGGTAATCTTAAATGTTCCGACAGTTGCAGTTTGATCTAGGTCAACAACAACTTGTTCACCGGCCGCGACGACCTGTGAGGAACCGTAATCCCAATAACCCGGAATAACGTTTACTGTCTTGTTAACAAGCAACGCATATCGGAAAGTGAAACCACCTCCAGTAGCGGTCCATGTAGCTGGGTCAGCTAGAACCAACACAAAATCTGAACCATTCATACCAGCAGAAGTTGTAGTTACATTATTACCGCCTTGGGTATAACCACCGCCTGTTGCTAGGTCAGTTGTACCGGCAGTGAATGTCTTACTACCGGGTGCAGTATTAGTCAGAGCAATCGCCCATTGGTCTGTTCCAGAGTTAATACCCTCGGCAAGATCCTCATTGGCGGCAGCGATTTTTACATAAGAAGCTGTAGGCATTCTTTATCCTTATAAATAAGTAAGGGAAGCACGATCATCCCAAACATTGTCAAAACTTTGATTTCCATCTGCCCATTTAATATCCACTCCAAGTGTGTAATCTAATTTTCTAATTTGCCACACAGGAGAAGACGGAGAAGAACCTATAGGAGCTAGTCCAACATATGCAACTGTAGAACTAGCTTCTACATACTTTAGAGCAAGATTTCTATCTGTAATTTGCTCTAATGATACCCCCATGTTAGGCCATCACAGAACGTAGTTTGTTTAGCTTCTCGTTATATTCAAGAACCATTTCACCTAATTTATTCTTTTCTTCAATTAAGGCTTCTTCTTGCTTACGGATATTCTTTTCACGAGATGCAAAAGATTGAGAAATATTTTCAGCTTGTAGAATCTTTGCTTCAGCTTCTTGTAGTAGAGCTGTTGCTTTATCATGTAGTTTGGCAGCATCTTCCTTCTTTGCAACGATGGTTGCAATTTCAGCGGCTACCTCTTCTTGACGAAGGCTTTCTGACTCTGCTACTTTTTGTTTAAACTCTTCACGATCCTTTTCGAGTTCTTTTCGTAGTTTGTCTAGCTCAGAAGCTTTACCTACTGTTGCGATAGCAGCATCAAGTCGTGCACGCTCATCTACAAGATTCTGTAAAATTCGTTCATACTTTTCTGGATTCTTAACCAGATCAATAAAATCAGCAATATCTTGAATGTTCATTAACGTAGACCTTGTAGGAGTGTGACAGTAGTTGTGCCTGTACCAGCAGTGTTATTAACACGAACTGCTCGAATTGGAACAATGTAGTTACCATCTTTGTTTGCTGTTTGTGCAGTGAGTGTAGCATGTTTAAATGCAACTGGAGTGACGGAAGGATCAAAGACATCATCAAAAGTGTGCTCAATATCGTAAGTAACTGTCCCATTAACTACAACACCAAAACCAACATTGAAGGGGCTTTGCTTGTAATCTAGAGGAATCCACGCCGATGTTCCTGTACCTGTAATGCTAAAAATCTGTGGGCGCATAAAATTTCCTTATAAAAAAGGGAGTAAATTGTGATTAAACAACTTACTCCCTCTAGGGTGTTACAGAGGTAGCCCCTGTGGTGGAATGTAATATTCCAGTTTAACAATAACCTGATTGGTTAGGGTAGCACTTGCCTTTAGATAAACGACTTTATCTGAAGTAAGTTGTACGCCCATACCAGAACCAGTTGCAGCACCTGATGGAGCGTATCCAGTAGAGTTAGGAGCAAAGGCATTCAACAGATCAGTACCACCATTGGTATAACCAACGTTGATAGTCTGTGTAGTATTAGCACCAGCACTAATGGTATACAAACCGATAGGAACAGCATACTTTGGTAGAACAAATGCAGCGAAACCAGTAGAACCATCTGCAACTTCTAGGATACCCACCTTTACAAGTGGGTCCCTAGACGCAGGAGTAGTAACTGTAACGCCAGCAGGGCCGACGAAGTGAGCTGACATTATTAGGCTCCAGCGCTACCGTAGATGGAACGTGGATCGGACCAACCGAAGGAGTAACGAGCAGTAGCCTTGAACTTGGCGTTCTCAGTATCGAAGTCGTTATCCATTTCAAAAGCATCACCACGACGCTCGAAATACTTGATACCATCCTTAACGTTGGTACGAATGAACCAAGCATCAGCATCAGTTAGATAGTGATTGATGGTAACATTGCTAAATAGACCCATGTCCTTGAGAACGTTCGGATCATTTAGATCAGTACCAACACGACCATCAGCACCAAGAATGCGCTTGACTTCAAAAGTCTGTTGATAAGGAATAACAAGTTGTTGAGGACGAGCAGCGATCAGAAGACCACGATCATCACGGAAACCTGCAATATCAATAACAGCCTGCTCAAGGGCAGCTTCTGATAGGTCAGCAGCAGTAGCGATCTTGTTAGAGAAAGTACCACCAGCAACGTTTGGATGTGAAGCGGAGATTAGTTCAACACCGTCACCACCCTTATAGGCAGAATCGAATGCACGATTGTAAATATTCGCACCAACGATTTCCTTGGTTTGACGCATTGAGCGGGCAAGAGCCTTAGCCTTTTGTGCACCAACCTTACCATACTGGTCATCTTCAAAGATTTCACGAGTAACGATAAAACCAAGAGCATACACAACATGGTTGTATCGTGAGGTGAAGCCTTGACGCTCAGTATCATATTGGATTGGGGCACCTTCATTCTTAACAGCCGCTAGGCCGAAAGAACTTAGACCGAGATCTTCTTCGTATGCACGATCAGAAGAATTCTTTTCAAATAGCTTGTCCCATTCAACTGGATAATCAGCGTACTCTTTACCATAAATGGAATTGAGGCCGGGCCAGAGTAGTTTCGCAAAACTGGAACTAGTAATAATACCTGACATTTTCTATACCTTTCTATTAAACGCCTACAGTACCGACAGACTTGTACTGATGGTTGTTGATTTGAACTAGAACTTTAGTATAGTTGCCAGTTGCATCATTGTCAATCTTCTTACTAACACCAACAATCTTGAATGGTAGAGTAGCAGTAGTACCCTTATCACTTAGATTGAGTGAATGCTGTGAGTTACCAGTAACGGCAGAACCAGCACCTGCATATAGATTAGCATTTTGACCAATATCAGCTACTGCAAAAGCATAAGCTGAACCAGCAGCAGTTGCTTCTACTTCAAAGATAAGATCAGGAGAATCAGCAACAAGAACATACTGTTCTGTAGAAGCTGGGCGATACACAGGAGTATCTAGAGAAATAGTACCACCTGACATAGCACCGGCTACTGGGTCTAGTTTAGTATTGATAATACCAACAACGACGCCAAGAGCAGGTTGACCAGTACCAGCAACACCGGCAGCATGTGCAGTTACATATTGGATACCAGCAGCGTTACCGTCAGCAGCGAGTTTAACAACGTCGCCTACGAAAAGTGCAGTGGAGTCACCAGAAGCGACACCGTAAATGTTAGCTTGGCCGTTATATGGGGCACCAGTAACATGTTTAACGGGACGAAAACCGTTAATTTTGGAAGTATTTGCCATACTTATATTTTCCTTTGAGGTTAATAGAAGCTAACCTCAGAGCATTAGGTAATGTTTAATTTACCGTACATACCTTGAGAAGCTTCTTGTTTCATTGCCTGCTCAGTTTCATTAATTTGAGCAGCCTTTGCAGCTTGATCTTCTTCATAGTATTCTTTCTTAGTACGCATTAGGTAAGAAACAGTACCATCATTACTAGTAACCCGTTTACCGGAACCAATATCAGAAGGATCAAACACACGAGAATCTCCAACAACTAAATCAGAGTCTTGAACAAACTCATATCCAGCGGCTTGGAAATTAGCAATACGACTACCAGTGTCATTAACGAAACGATAGACATAGTTGGGGTCTTTATCCCCAGCGATGGATTGTGGTCCACGCTGATTCAACGATTTACGCGCTACGCGTTCTTTAGTAACTCGACTCATTATTTGACACCTCTCATTTGCTTAACTTGTGCAATATAATCTTCTTTGGACATAACACCTGCACGAACGAATGTATTCATTACTTTACGCTCATCGTCGGTAAGTTCAAATGAACTCTTGTTAGCTGCCCCTGTACTGGCCCCTTCAACTGTAGAAGGTTTCTCTCTATTAGGATTCACGAACTTAGTTGAGAACCGGGTTCGTACTTCCTTTGTTACATACTGAAGAACTTCTTCAGGATCAATACCAGGATTGCTTGCAGCATAACCGGCTCCCAAAGTGTCAGCATATTTACGCATTTCAGTATCCTTCTCATACCACTTATTCGCAGATACCCAGTTAAGGAATCGCGGATCAGGTTGATTCGGAGTATTCTGTTGTACAACCTCACGAGCCTTTTGTTCAGCTTTAAGGTCTGTTAGAAGTTCGGTAGTTTCGAGATACCCATCTGAATTGCCTTCTTCTAGATGCTTCTTTTGAAGCGCCTTCAATTCAGTCAATGCACGATTATACTCTGTTTCACGAACCTTGGTATGATGATCTTGAAGCATCTTAAGTGCCTTGCGGGTTTCCTTAAGTTCCTTACCCATGTGATCAATCTTACCAAACAACTCACCACGCTCTACAAACTCTTTGGCAGGACGCCATTTAGCTGGATCACCTTCATATTCTTCTTTAGGTTTCCAACCCTGTTCACGGGCCTCTGTTTCAATCGGGTCTACTTGTGGAGTAGACTCTGGAGTTTCTACAACTGGTGTATTAGGTACAACATCTAGTTGAACTGCTTGTAGTTCTTCACTCATTCTTAGTCCTCAATCTTTGCGAGAATATCTATATCATTCACTAGGACAAACTCAGTCCCATCCTTATCTTTAATGACCTTGCCGCTGTAACGTGCGAAGGAGACTCGATCACCGCCTTTCAGAATCGTTGGGTCACTGCCGTAATCAATGAAGGCGCGAGGCCCAACTGTAACAACGGTTCCATACTCAACTGCTTTACGTTCTTTCTCAGTTACCATATCAGGAATCACGATCCCACTAGCAGTCTTAGTTTCCACTTCGTCTGGCTTAATGAGAATTGTATGTAGGAGGGGAAGAATCATTCTACACCCTCCAGATCATCAATTCGAAAATCTTGAATCTCTCGATACGCTTGAATCAAACCACGGAGATAATTATCCTGATTTGCATTCAGACCTGCTTGAACGGATAATATATCCTTTGCGCCTTCGATACGTTCTTGGGCAGCATGAAAGAATGCTTTGGTTACAAAGTCACCCTTCCAGTTTTCAAAATCACTTTGACTTGGAATTGCCATTCTGGTTTGCCCTCTTCTTTAGAGTTTGTTGTTGTGTTTTTGCAGCTTCGGCTTGATGCTGCATTTGTTGCTGATGAGACATGGCTTGTGTAGCCAGATTCATCTTGGCCTGTTGGCCTTGGATTTGCATTTTCTGTCCAGCTTCAGCTTGAGATAGATGTGCTTTTAGAATAGCCTCCATTTGTTTGGCCTTAAGTTCTTGTTGAACTTGTGCAGCCTTCATTTGAAGTTCTTGTTCTTTTGCAGCACCTTCTAGTTGCATCTTATGCTGAGCAGCTTGCATAGCCATTTGAGCTTTTTGCTGATCTACCTGTGCCTTAGCTTTGATAGCTTCCATCTTAGGATCAGGCGGGGGTGGACTAGGTTGCTTCATATATTTCTGAGGTTCGGCAATCTCATGAGCCTCTAGATATAGTTGAGTTACAGCCATTGGGTCAATTGTACCTAACTGTAGAAGCTGCATCAAGGCTTGAACCTTAGCCTGTTTCTCTTGTGAAGAAACTGCTGTAGGATCAGCACCGGGAATAATATCATTCTCAGAACCTTGATAATCCGATTGAGGAACTTCAATATCCAGAACATCAATATACTCTTCTGGATTTAGGTAGGTACGATTGAGTTTATAAATTTTACGGAACTCAGAGGTAAGAGAACGATACACACGCTTATACACAGCCGTGAATACTTTCATACCTTGTTCGATAGTCGCCATAGTAGTCGTGGCAGGAGTATTCTGTCCAGGCATTTTACCCACGAAAATTTCTGCTACGGAGGCTAGTTCTTTCCCAGACTTTAATAGAAGGTCTAGAAGGTTGAATAGGACTTGTGAAGGTTCCCGAACCGGAAGAGGGAAAATCTGTTTCTTGAGATCATCACCTACTGCGTTTACTGCTTTCCACTCTCCGGGCTGGAAACGAGACTCTCCCATTTTGATTCGTAATCCTTTACCAATGAATCCAGCCTGAAGATTAGAGAGCGAACCCGCATCGACCAACTGATTAATAATAGTATTAGCAGAATTGTTAATAGGGCCGAGTAGACGACCAAAACCAATATCATAGAAACCACCATCAGGATTAGGAATGAAACTATACTTAGTATAATACTGAATAGCCTCAATGGACACAACCTTCTGCTTCTCGTTTACAATCACACTCTCCTCAGCAAAGCGAGGAACAATGCGCAGAACTTTTTTTGAAGCAAGGTCTACTGTAACGATGTAAGGTTCACTATATCCATCATCATCCAAATCTAGATATGTGTGTTGCTCTAAAAGAGTATAAGGAGTTGTTTCATCCTCAACAGCAGAATGCTGAAAAGCTGTATTAACTGCGGTGGTTGGATCAGATACATCTGCCTGTGGATCACCTAGATCAACATCCAGATACACACCCTGATTTTTACGTTCAGTAATTTTACGTTTAGTGGCAAAGAGAACTTCAGTAACACGTTCAGCTTCGTCAAGAGACTTACAATAATAATTTACAACAAGTGTTTTTGGTAGGACTAGTGTTGAGCAATTGCGTTGCTTACCTGCATCCCAATATGTTTTCTTAAAACATGTGCCAGCAATTGGCAGAGCAATGAGAAGACGATCCATATCCTCTTCCCAGTCGTCCATCTCATCAAGAAGTTGATAAGACATGTGCTTGGACACGCGATGTGCACGAGCAGCCTTTTGACCATCCATATCATATCCAACGACACGACACTTAACAATCTTACCATCACTAGGAACTAGTGTAGGATATGCGCGGGCTGCGAACTGCATGGCAGCCGTAGCAAGAAGTGGATACTTAATGTTAGCTGCGTTGGGCCAAGGAAAGGTTTTCTGTGAAGTAACTTGTAGAGCAAGTTCTGTCCATGTCTTTAAATCTTGTTCCCAAGGGCGACGAGATTCAAGGTCAGTCTCATAACCAGAAACTGCGGTATCACCAATCTTTTGTAGTTGTTCGTCTGTTAGCTTTTCAGCAACATTAACAGAACCTAGTATAGTTTCAATTTTCATTAGTAACCCGTCATTAAATCTCTGCCTTCGTCATGATTGCCAGAGCGTTCATATTCATCTTCATATTCTTCCTCTTTGATTTCATCAGAGGTTAAACCCTCAGTCATTAAATCAATTAGGATACCCTGATAAGACAATGCATCCACAACGTCATCGTGCTTGGCACGAGGGAAGGACATACACTCATCTTCAAATGTTAACCACCAATCAGCTTGCTTATCGAACTTAACCATACCTGCACGCATACGAGCTTGAATGGATCGCGCACGTTGAATCTTATCCTGTCTGTGGGGCTTGAGCATTAACACATTCATATATGTACCTGTCTCAGCCATCTCACGATTGAGATATGGACCAATAGCTTTCGAGATTTGTGTGTCTTCAATACCTACAGCTAAAGGATTATACACCTTCTGTAGAGACAACAATGTAGCCACAATCTCATCACCAGACAAACGTTCACGAATACAATTTACAATGTGTAGTTGACCATTCGAATCCATACCACCAACAAGGATAGCTGTGTAGTCAGCCCGATCCTTTTCAGAAATAGCTAAGTCAGCGGTGATGTAGAAGGTTTTATTCTTCTTTAAATCCTCTGCTGTCATAGTTAGGAAGTCACCCTTGCGGAAGTAACGAATGGAGTCATCTACTGGGTTACAGAGAATCTCACATGCATATACTTCAGGGATACCCTGCTCTGCGAAGTCTTGTTTAAGTTCTTGGAAGAACTCTTTAGTCTTACGCTCAGGCCAGAGAAGCTTGGAAAAATCAGCATTATGTGCACGATATTTAACAGCTTTCCACATACCCTTCTTTTTGGGAGACCATACCTTGAGGTCTTCTACTATTGTGTCCTTAGCATTCTCTCTGGGCATCAAAGCCTCAAGTGGATCATCCAGATTCATTGGTGTACCAACGAAACGGATAATTCCTTTCTCCGATCTACATGGAATCAGAGAGCCATACACCCAGCGACGTAACTTATCTCGACGATCCTTGTTAGCAACAAGTTCTTCATTCATCAAATCATCAATTAGGATAAGGTCAGGACGCTGTCCGTCCCATAACATACCCCGTAGTTTTTGTTCAGCACCCTTTGCTACGATACGAAAACGACTACCATCTGCAAATTTTACGATGATGTCAGTCTCAGTATCTTTTTCAAAAACAACACCCTTTTCTCCTACCTGAAGACCAAAAAGCTCTTGAATTTGGGTAGAATCATACAAGATTTGTTTGATTTGCCCAAGGAATAAGGAGGCTTGTGTCTCAGTATCAGCCACAATAATTGCATATTTCCTATTACGGAATAGCACGGCTGCGAGTGTATAAACGATTGTGATGGTTGTAGACTTACTGTGTCCACGCGGAGCGCAGACAGCTACAAACTTATCATCAGAACAACATAGTTCCCACCACTCACGGTGGAAATTTGCGAATTGGCTAGCATCATCGAAGAATTTAACTAGACAACTAGAAGCAAAACCTTCTACAATGGCTGCTGTTAGCTTAGGCCACTCAGGTTTTTTTACG